GACTTCTAATTTGGAACACACCCATGCTTGGGCCGTAAGTCTTATCAGTAAGACCTTTATCTCCCAAGGCTTTTGTACGCCCACCTGATTCAGCTAAAGCAACTGCAAAAGCAGTTTGTAGCGCTTTGCCACGGAAACCTTGAGCATGCAACGCTTTTAGCAAACCCTTACGAGAACCAAAAGCCATACCTCCAGAGTCTCCAGAAGCTGCAGTCATTTTATTGTCGCCCATCAAACCATCTAATACAGAAGATCCTTTACCCTTTTGTTTAGCCCAATCCACAGCTCCAGAATCAGAAACGTCTGAGTATGAAAGTGGACCGCCTTGTTGAATCATTGCTAGAAGTTGACCTCCAGCGTAAGCAGTTCCTGATGGAGTACTGCCTCCCAACACAAACTGTGACAATTCTTTAGCCATGTCACCGGACTTATCATTGCTGAATAAACCAGCAACGCTTGATTTAATTTTTCCAAAAATGCTCTTAGGATCTACAGACTGTTTGGTTGCTTTGTCTTTGCGTACTTCAAAGTGAAGGTGCGGACCAGTAGAAGATCCAGAACCTGGTGCGCCCTTTTTACCGCCAGAGTAAGCAATCAAATCTCCCTGACTAACTTTTTGTCCAACTCTTACTACTGCACGACTTAGGTGTGCGTAGTATGTATAAAATCCTTCATGCTTAATAACAACGTATAAACCAAAACTTCTTGAAGAGTTTGGTTGAGTGGTTACTTGGTCTACAACACCATCTGCTGCTGCAAGCACTGGGCTTCCAACAGGCATTGCGTAATCAATACCACCATGATGGTGACGTTCTTTAGGGTTGTTTGGATCAGTTCTCCAACCATATGCTGATGAAACATACTTTGAGTTTGGCGCTGGATTGATTCCTACAGTCTGTGCACCACCGGCACTTGCTGGTCCAGAGCTATCTCCACCACCTTTACCAAATAGTTGGCCAATTGCATTTGAACCGCCACCGACCAAAGCACCAATTAAGCCGGTAACTAAAGCTCCTGGTCCAGTACCTGCACCAATCAACGCTCCAGAACCAGCACCAAGTGCGGTGCTACTCAGCAATGATCCCCAATCAAATCCACCCTTTGCTTTAGCAGCTTTATAACCGCCGTAGGCTGATAGAGCAGAACCCAAAACAGGTATTGCCTTGCCACCTGCGCCAGCAAACTTGCTTGCGCCTCCAGCAATTGCTGATCCTCCAGCCTTAAGAGCACCTCCGGCACCTCCGCCAAAAGCCATACGCATCATAAGGAGGTTTGAAAGGCTTCCCATAGCTCCTGAAACAGTTGCTCCTGCGCCACCTGCCATAGGCATGGTCTCTAGAACGCCTTTGAGGGCCGCTAAGCCGTTTACAACGCCAGGTAGGGTCTCTGCTAGGGCAGCCATGCCGTTATTGACTCCAGCGGCTACTCCAAGGGCTCCCTGATAACCAGCTACAGCTCCTTGCTCAGTTCCTTGTAGAAGTCGGTTCTGTGAGCTTTGAAAGTTAAAGTTACTTGATTGAACGCCACCACCAACGCCCATAGTTCCAAGCATGCCCTTAGCGCTACCCATTTGTTTTGCAGTAAGGGGCTTACCATTTTTAAATCGAGCCATAAGCCCGCTTGTGTATAGGCTGAAGAGGTTTGAATCCCCACCAGCAATAGTCATGATTGTTTGGTACTCAATGCTGTTTGGACTAAACATTGCTTCAGGGTTCTTAGGTGTACGACCCCGGTATATCTTTGTATAAAGTTCGTTAATAATTTCGTTAGGCGGACGAAGGTTTCCTTCTCTATCGCGTACACGAATGCCTAGTCGAAGCATATTCATGCCGTTTTGTCCAGCGTATGCCCCAGCTGCCTGCTCATTACTCATGCCGCTAATGGCGCTCATTCCGCCAAGCTGACTCATAATTCTTTGTGTGCTAACGGACTGTGCGCCGTAACCACCCTGAGACAATATCTGTCCCATAGCCATAGTAGGTCCCATAGCACTTGTTGCGTTTCCGCGACCTGCCATAGAATTAGCAGAAGTAATAACTCCTCTAGCGCCTATTCGGCCTGAGGAGTACATTGCAACGTTTTCAGCACTAAGACGCTGTGTTACTGCAGTCATAGTGCTTGGCATAATGCCCATAGCAGCTGAACCAACAGCCATTGCACCCATTGCTAGCTTTTGTCCACCGGACATAGAAGGCATGGATGCGAGGCTGTTGCCCATTGTGCTAGTAGGTTTACCACTAGCTGAATCTTGTGTTTTAGCAACGCCTTCTACATGTGCACGTATTTTGGCGTAAGTTTTTTCAAGTTCTTTAGCAGTCTTAAGAACGTTTCCAAAACCTTTATTAGCGGTATCAGTTAACTTTTCGACACTCTTTTGACCGGTGAAAGCTTCGTCTCCACCGGTGCCAAAGTTACCTCTAGCTTCTGCCACGCTATCTCACCACCCTAGGTCTCATTGCTGCTTTAGATAAGAAAACTAACCGTTCTCTTACCGTAAGGTTTCTTAACTCTGTCAATGACCAGCCCGGAAAGTACTGGGCCAACATGTCGTATGAGTCAATTACATCTTGGTAACTAGTTTCACGAACGAAACAACTCTGCCAGGGTTAGTGGCAGTTGTACCTCCTGGCCGCATTTTCCGCAAGCCTTTTTAATTTCGCTCAGTTGTGGTCCAGGATTACGTTTTGCAATTTCTTCTAGAATGTCACGGCGGTCTTTAATACCAAGATTCTTGATGCGAACATCTCCTAGTACTGGTTGATCACCGATCTCTGACACGCAAGAAGCTAACAAAAGAGTGTCTAGCTCTGCTGAGTTCTTATTTGGAGCGTTAATGATTTTTGCTTGGACATCTCCGGTAGGCAAAGAAACCTTTGCAACTCCGGCCTTTAAGTTCATAGTAAATCTACGATCATTAATAGGATCTTCAAGCTCTTTAATCTCTACATCCGTATTTAGATCAATTGTGAATGTTTGAACTTCTGGGCACTTATCGCACACAGCTTCAACCACAATTTCTGATCCAAAAGTTGCTTTTCTAATGGCTAGAAGAAGCATCTCTCGATCTCCTGCAAGCAATTGTCCAAACATCTCTTTAGTAACTGGTTTCCCACCTACAGATACGGTTGCTTTTTCTAAGATAGTTAGCAAAGCTTTTCCAGGCTCAGAGATTCGAACAATTGCCTCTTCATCTGAACCAGTAAGCTCCCTAACTTCTGCTGTCTTCATTAGGTTTCCTTCAAAAGGGTCGTATAGACCTCCAGGAAGTTCAACTGTTGTTTCAGGAAGTGATGGGATTACTACCTCGGGGATAGTAGGTGCCATCACTTCCTGAGCAACAATGTTGTTTACATCTTCTAGCAGTTTGTTAGCCATTGCCGGATTACTCGCGGCGTTAAGTGTTGTTTCCATGTTATATACCTATTCTGTATAGTTCTTATTAGAATGTATCTGCAGATGCCTTGTAGTCAGCTGCGTACTTAGCGTCCCAACCTTCATGGACAAGAGTCATTTCCTCAACCATTAGGCTGTTTCCACCAGCATCTAGGTTGCTGTATGAAAGGTTTGTAATCCACGCATTGTATACGCGGAAACGTAGAGCAACGTGTGGTGCTGCTCCTGCTCCTGCATTAGTTGCAGAGGAAACAAGTAGGCCTGCAGCGTTTGGATGGCTAAGAACTGAGATGTCCATATCGCAACGGAAATCTGCTCCAACGCCAGCCTTAGCTCCTGAGCTAATAACTGAGAAGAGACGCTTCATCCAAGCGTACTGTGAGGAATCCCCCAACATTACGCCCTTGCTAAGTGTTACTGGGCTAAACGATGTTTGCCCAGGTAGTTGGTGAACAGTGGTGTTGTAACCACCTTCACGGTATTGGATTGCCTCAGTAGAGACTGTTAGGCCCGATACTGAAGTGAATCCCATCTTTGCACTAAAACCCCAATCCTTAGGGGTAGCTTCATCGCTACTAGGCAAGAATTCAACCAAGAATCTAAAGTTACGGATTGGATCCGTAGCCAAAGTACTTAGTACGTTAGTAAATGCTTGTTGAGCCATTTTTGTTTATCTCCTTACGCCGAGGCGTTTCCAGTGATCTGCCCAATGCTGATCACAATAAACTCTGCAGGATATTCAACAGCTACGCCAATTTCAATATTTACTCGGCCATTGAGAATATCTGTAGCAGTGTTGTTTGATGCATCGCACTTTACGTAAAATGCTTCTGCGGGAGTATTTCCACGTAGTCCACCCTGTGACCAGTATGAACGGAGGAAATTTCCAAGAGCAGTGCGGAGTTGATTCCAAAGCTGCTCATCGTTGTTCTCGAAGACTGCGAAGTTACTGCGATCAGTTAATTCTTTCTTCAAGTAGATCATTGAACGGCGTACGTTAATATAACGCTCACCTGTTGAGTTATTTAGAGTGCGACCACCCATGATTACAATACCTGCACCAGGAACGTTACGAATAGCGTTTACCGGCTTAGATGCTGCGTTAAGTGAGTCAAGTTCAGCGTTTGTCAATGTACGCTCAAGAGCAACTGCGCTTCCGATTTTTGTACCGAAACCTGCTGGTGTCTTAAATACGCCACGAGAAGCGTCTGTCTCTAAATACTTACCTGCTGCAATAGCAGCTGGACCTACAAGGCGAGTTGCGCCTGGTGCAGACTTCAATAGATCTGGAACTACTACCCATGGGTAGTAAATTGCTGCGTTTCCGCCATCTACTGCTCCGCAACCATCGATTGCATAAGTAATAGCTTCTGCAGCTGTAAGGCCTGCTGGTGGATCAATAAGAGCAAATACGTCTCCACGAGCATCTGCATAAGCAGTTACGTCTGTGTCAAGAAGTACTTTGTTAGCACGATCCTGGTTACTTCCACCTGATGCAAACGCATATGAGGCATCAGCATTAATCATAATAAGTGGATTAGTAATTGAGTCAAAAGTTGTTAGTGCAGTCTGGTAGCTAGCACGTGTAGGGGCTGAGCCGTCTGCACCGCTTGTTAGAGACTTAATGCCTGCAACTTCTGGTTGGTTATCTGGAGCTGCTGTACCACTGCTTAGGTTAGTAAGTGTTACGTAGCTAGACGCTGAGTTCACATATGCAACAGCATAGCGACTGTTTGTTGTGGACATGCTTAGATCAGTAAACTGTTCCAAGATGCCATTTGCATCAGAAATGATCAAGTTAAATGATGTAGTAGATGACGCCTTTACTTCAGCTGTTAGTGAGTTACCCCAAGCTCCAGTGTTCTTTGCTGTTACTCGAAGTGTGCTGAGAGGTGAGGCTGCACGGTCACGAAGTACAACAGATGCTGCTGTAGCTCCTGAACCTGTAACACGCTTTACGTAAGCGCCACGTCCACCATTGGCAAAAAATGAATACAAAGCCCAAGTTGCTGGGTATGCATCTGAAATGCTGCCAAAGATCTTTCCAAAGTCGTACCAGCTTTCAACTAGCACTGGGTCTGTTGTAGGTCCCTTAGCAAATGCGCCAAGAAACGCTCCACGAGCCACGCCGTTGTTAGCTAGTTCGACTGCTTGAGGCAGAGGAACTTCATTAATGAAGACTCCTGGTCTGCTGTATGTAGCCATTCGGTTTTACTCCTTAGGTTTAATTAGTTTTCTCGGGGTTCCAGGTTATAGATTTATTGTTTGAAACGGAATAGACTGACTGTTGAACGATATTAGAGGAGCTTGCTGTACTGGGAACTTCTGACGAATAACAATAGGAAGAACTTCAGCGCTAATGCGTACGTTGTACACGTTAGAGAATAGGCGCTTACCATTTTGATCAGTAGTGTCCTTTTTTGTAAACCCCAGCAGATCCATACGGCGTACCGTTTTATCTTCTGGGACAACTAGTTCGCCAAAGCGTAGAGGGATGCGCTGTCCAGCTAACATCTCTCCAATAATTGCACGGTCATGGCGAGGTTGACGTGCGTATGTAGTAATTTGATAATCAAGATTTACAGGGATAGGGATTTCAGTTTTGTATTGCTTTGATCCCGCACCGTTTTGACTTACGGTTCCTGGGTCCACACCTTCTGGATAGTAAGGCATAGTAATATTTCCACGGTGTGCTCGAGAAGGATCTTCTGAGTAACCAATAAAATCAATTGTAATATATGGGTATACCTGATCACGGATTTCCATATCAGGTTGTCCAAACCATACGCCTACTGGGCGTTGAGCATTTGCGCTGTCAGAGACTTTTATTCCCTGGAGCATAGCTTTAAGTGCTTTATCTTCATTAAGAATAATAGGCATTAGACAACTCCCATTCCTTTAAGGCTACGAGAGATCCCCGTAGCAAAAGCATCAGTATCGATGTAGTTAGTTAGGAAGTTTCTAAGCACGGCAGATGGAGGAGTATCTTGATCCCCGTACTCTAAAAAGTTTACCTGCGCTGCTAGATGTGGAGGGTAAGAAATGGTGTATTCGCCATTTTCTTGACGGATAGCAAGTTGATTTACAACCGCGTCAGGCCAACCGTTCATACGGCAAAATGTCTTAAGGCGAGTAGTCGTTACAAAAGAATCAAAACGAGCACCTTCAGAAAGGGAGTTAGTTAATAGTTCTGTGAGTCTCACTTACGCCCCGCGATTACTTTAGACGTTAGACTCCCTGCAATCCAGCCAGCTACCATAGAGCCAGCGTGAAACTTGTCTAAGCCAAGTACACCGCGTACGAATTGTTCTCGATCGGCTTCGCTTTCTTCGCGTGCCAAACGGTCAAGTAAGTAAATCATCAGAATCTCCTCCAAGGAAGATGCGGGGTAAAGCTGCAGGGTCCGGATTTCTCCGGCGTCAAGAACAAGAGTAAATGAAAAAGCCCCCTTTCGGGGGCTAATCATTTACTTCTTTTTAAGTTTCTTAATGATCTTTTTGTCCATCTTAGCGTCGTCTTCTTGAGACTTAGGCTTACGATGTTTCTCATCTGCCTTTTTAAAGGCCGCTTTCTGCTTTGGACTCATACCCTTGGTGTCCTTGGCGTCCTGCTTTTTATCTGACTTTTCAGTGTATTTCATTAC